CTGTGTTTGTGAGCAAGATATAAATCTGATCTTGCCCTGTTGGTAAGTTATGTAAAATATTACCGATGTCTTGCACAAACTGATTAAATTTGTAGAAACTTGAAGTAGCCATTATTTATCTCCTATTAAACATCAAGTGTTCTTCTTGGTATCCATACAAAATGGACCGAATATCCATCGGCCTCCATATATAACACCCAGAGGGGAGCTGAGATCGCTCCCCTATTAACCGACCACACCCGTCCAGGAATTACCCGAGCAGGGTCGCGATCGCCTCTGTCTTGACGGCCTTAACGCCCCAGGCCAGTCCCACCTCAAACGCCACCTGGCGATACTGGCGGTACATAGCCACCTGGAAACTGAGACCACTCACTGGATCCGTGATCACCGTCACATCGTCTGCCGCGTCGCCACCATCAGGCATGGCTGGGACCCTGGTCATGAGAGCGATGGCTGACTTTGAGAATGCCAGATTCGCAGCATAGCCGGAGAGTGTCAATGGATCATTATTGACCCAGGCCACCTGGATCCCAGGTTTCGCCAGGACGATATCCTGGTCGCCAGCACCTGCAGCGCCAGTCGCCACGATATATTTATTCGTGTCTCGAGCGGTCTTGGTGTTCGTCATGAGATCACCGGCCGCGATATTATTCGTCCCAGTGTCTACATGGACTGTCGTCGATCCTTTGACATAACCGGCAGTGAGATCCACCAGGTATCCAGTCGCAGTCGCAGCATGAGTCTTAACCTGAGCGCTTTCACGGATCGCGAAACCATAAAGATCGAGCAGCACACCCCGACGGAGCAGATCGTCGCCTCCGGCAGAATAGGCCTGGTATAGCTCGACTAGGCTCCGCAGGCCAGCTCCAGCTGAGGTATTCAGTACCAGCTGCAGATCACCGGTCGGAGCCCCATTATCCTGCAGGATCTTGAGCACCTGGGCCAGATAGCTGATCTTATTCGTGCTATCGAACGCCACAGCTCCAGCCGTACCATAGGCCCTGGAGGCGTAAATATATAAAGCAGCCAGGTCAGCCTCGACCTCATTAACCAGGGTCCTCATTCCCTGAGCGAATTGATCGATCAGGATCTTTTGAGCCATGCCACCCAGGGCCTTTTGCTCCTCACCATTCCAGCCAAATACGACAGACTTTGACTTGCTGATCGTCATGGTCCCGGGGCCGATCGTTTGCATGGTCGGAGTGGGTCCAGTCGCAGCTGGAGCGATATCGGCTGAGCCGACAGATGGAACCACTGGCCAGGATATGGTCTGATCCTTGGCAACCATCTCGCCAGACGCGTCCCAGGTCACGGCCGGAATAAAACCGGTCAACTCCCTTACAACGACGTCCAGGCCTTTATAAATTGTTGGAATTAATCCAGTTAAAGTGTTAGCCATTTCAAAACCTCCATAAAATAGAATATGAGTTTATTTTTCGAGGAAATTAATCCTCGACTGTACCGCCGGACTTAATGAATCGAGCCCTCTTGACCAGATCCATCGCGTTATATTCCGGACGCTTGATCACCGTCGGCTGAGTGCCGTCGGTTTCGTCGGGCTGGGCCGTGGATACCGGTACAAAGTTTTTCGCGATATCATTCGGCCGGTTAGCCTTTTGCATGCTTTCATAGAGAGCCAGCTGCCTCTCATGCTCAGCCTGAGCCTCTCCCAGCGAGGGCTGCAGCTCGAGCGCCTTGAGTTTGCTTTCGTCGGTTCCCTCAGTGAATAGAACATCGATTTCACTTGCTATACTCTGGACCTGATCGGCAGCTGAATTCACAGCATCGAGATAGGGTTTAAGATCGATCATTGTTTTTCTCCTCTTTCAATATGATTTTGACTTGATCGCTAAGGATCTGTGCCTCGCGTTGTTGCTCATCCGTCAGCATTGACCCGCTGGAGGCCATTGTCGCCGGCTGATCACCATGAGTTAAGGCCTGCAATACAGCTGCAGGGACATTCGAATAATTCCGCAGGCCGTTCACGACTGCAGCATTATCGATCGGCAGTCTGAATAATTCGGAATAAGGATTTTTTAGGATCTCATCGACGAATCCCAGATCCAGGGCTCTGTGAGCATCCATCCAGGTCTCATCTGTCATGAGTTTAGAGAGCCTGGGCCGGCTCAGGCCTGTCCTGGTTTCATAGGCATTAATGATCCCCTCTTTAATGGCTCCCAGGGAATCGGCCAACCTGGTCAGTGCCTCGATATTCAGAGAGGCCATAAAAAATACGACCGATGGATCATGGACCATAAAATAAGCAGTATCCTGGATCTTGATCTCTTTCGCAGCCACAGCAACCACCGTGGCAGCTGAGGCCGCGATCCCATCGATCACGACCGTGATCTTTCCAGGGTAATCACGCATGATGGAGCTGATCATGCTGGCCGCGATCACATCCCCTCCATAGGAATTGAGACGGATCGTGATCGGACCACCCTGGCCATGTGAGATCAGATCCTCTTTAAACTTTTTCGGAGTGATATCATCCTCAAACCAGGACCACTCAGATATGTATCCATCGAGCTCCATTTCCGGATCTTCCCCCTCCAAAACATTCTGCCAGGTCCAGAAAGGCTCTTGATATTTAGCATTCCCCTCGAAAACTCTCCACGGACCATCAATTTTATTTCTCATATCATTTTTATCCTCTTTTTTTTATTCAGCGCCAGGCGTCGGAATGCCGGCATCTCGATCTCCGATCGGCAGGATATTTCCTGCCATATAATACTGATCACCCTCAGGATAAGCGCTTAGATCCTCTTTTTCCCTGGCCTCATTCGGGGTCATGATCCCATTCTGGATCCTCGTGGCCATAGCCTCTCCCCTGGTCTTATTATCCATTTGTAATAATGAATCCCTCACAAACTTGAAATAAGAGTTTCCATGCTCAGCAACCGGCAGCCAGAAGATCCTGGCTCCCTCTTCCCACGCTATCAGATAAGCATTCAGGGTCCCCTCCAAATAGTCCAGATTATTTTGCTCATTCGAGCTGTAGGCCTGTTTCCCACGGTTTAATTTAAATTCTGGCAGGCCGAAGAAGTTACATATATCTCGATCATTCGCGTCGATACTTTCCAGGAATTGAGCATCCTTGAGCTGGATATTAATCGGCTCGAATTTCGTGATCAGCTGATCGAACACTGCCAGGCGATAAGCATTCTCAGCTCCGCTCATTTGCTCCTCATAGGCCAGACGGACTTTTTTCCTGGCCTCCGCACTGAGCTCACCTGGGATCTGGACATAGGCTGCAGGCATAAAACCATTTGAGAAAAATTTCGCCTGGGTCTTTCGAGCTGCAATCTGCCGGCCGAATGTCTCTCGAGCATAGGTCAGCACACTCCGGCCCAGAAAACCGCTTATATCTGGATTGATCATGAGGTGAAGGACCTCTACCCCTGGGAGATAAACAGCTATATTATTGGCGAAAATGGTCCTATACCAGACCCCTCCATCCAGGTCCAGGACCGGCATGGTCCGATCAGCCGGCAGGATCAGCAGCTGCCTGGGACCAACGGCCGGAGCCCAGATATAAGCATTCCCATAAAAGAGCTGCCATTCGATCACCATCTTTTTAAAGATAAAAGGCGTCCATCCCCACATATTCGGACTGACCTGCAGCAAATAGGCCATATTTCGGGTCTGACCATTCGGCTCGACCTGGACCGTATTTCGGCCGGATTGCCTGAGCTGCTGCAGTGGCATTTTTGCGACGTCATTCGAGATGATATTTTTTGCAGCATAAACCGTCGCGATCGATTTGGAGGCCTCGACGGAGATCCGCTCTCCAGATAAGGTCCTATATCCCCAGCTTGGCTCATAATCAGGCCGTGGACCCTCCGGATCTTCCTGGATCTTAGGATCTGAGCTCAAAAGTTTTTTAAATATCATTTTAGATCCTCACTTTCCCGATCATCACACCCAGGCCGATCAGCATTATCCCAGCCACGATCCAGGTGATCACCGGATTCCACATGGAAAGACCATACAAAATGGATCCGCACCCAGCCAGGAGCAGAATATCGTCGAGGTAATTTCGAAGAAAATTTCTCATAATATCGCCTGATACTGGCCAAATATAGGGACCAGAGGTCCTGACATTACACGCAAACGCTCAGGGTGAGGCAGCAAATTTTGACCATCCTCCACCCAGGGCCTGATATGATGGTCCAGTGGATAGTGGAAACATGGAGCATCACGATCCGTCGGATGAAAATAAACTCGATCTCCCTGGTAGAGATCCATCCCACATAGGATCACTGGATCAAATCCGATCCAGAGTGCAAACCAGGCCGCTGTATTCGATGAATAGAAACCGGTCCAGACTGGCACATCGAAAAGAATATCAGAGGACGGCTCAGGACTGACCTTGATCACCGATTGATCACGGATCGCCTCCAGCATCTCTGGATCATTCTCCGGCTGATCGTTATAAACCATAAAAGTACAACGGACGATTTTTAAAGCGTGATAATTGACTGAGATATTGACACAGGTATCAGGCAGCCTGGCCAGATCCCGTGGCAAACTGGGACCAGCTCCCAGGACTGCAGCTGGGATCCCTTTCCCCTCCCACTTGCTCTGGAGATCCGACATCAAGAGCGGTTTTCGCTCGCAGCATCGCGATTGTTCTTTATGAGCGATGTTCATTGTATTCATGCAGGCCTTTTTCTCATGACGATATTAACATTTCCGTCCCTGGTCCAGCTCAGGTTAATGATCTTCCAGGGTTTCGGCCTATAGGTCCTATATCTGGGATAGTCCGGATCGAAATGCTCGAAAGTGATCTCATCGATCGGATTAACATGGGTTGGATCGTGTATGAAACCATCGGAATATCCATAAGGCGTCTCTATATCCAGCCTGGCTCCAGGCTCCAGGACCCTCCAGATCTCATCCATAAATTCGAGAAAAGGTCGCCTGGTTCCCAGCTCAGTCACGCACACCGGAGGAATATGCTCGACGATATGCCAGGCCTTTGCCTCGATCACCGATCCAGATGCCAATGGCCAGGGATAGACATTCAGATCGTGGACCAGATCCACACCTGGCAGACGTTGAATATCGATCCCAACCCAGCCTTGATCCTTATGATTTCCGCAGCCGATATCGAGCATGAAACTAGACATTTCACATCCCCCAATTCGGATCCAGGATCGCGTCCGAATAATTGACTGATCCCTTATAGCTCATAGCTCGAGCCATTGCATCGGCCCAGGCACTGATTAGATCGATCCGTCTGGACCGGATCACAGACTTCCCCTTGTGCTCTTTAACCAGCTTGATCTGCTCGTTGCCATTTTTGGCAATCGAGGCATTCCCGAAACACCATCGGGCGACCGCAGATCCCTCATGACTCATCTGGCCAGCTCTCAGCAGGCGCTCAGTCTCATTGAGCGGCGAGCTCATGCTCATAAATGTCTGAGGAACGTCCACACAGGCCAGGCCTGCAGCCTCCAGCTCCTGGATCAGCATCGTCGCAAATGCCCGATCCGCGCAGATCTCTTTAACTTTGTGAAACTTGGAGAGCTCCAGGATCCGGTCTCTCACTTTCGTATAATCGACGACGTTCCCCTCCGTAACCGTAATCTGGCCAGCCTTAGCCCACTGATCATAAGGCACATGATCTTTTCGGATCCGATCTTCCATGCTTTCAGAGGGGATGAAACAATCCCAGAAGGTCCTCCAATCGAGTTGGGCTCCCTGGGGAGGAAAGACCACGGCCAGGGCCGTGAGATCCGTCGTGCTCGATAGATCCATGCCAATATAGCAATCCTTATCCAGCAGCTCATCCCTGGTCCAGCTGCCAGTCGTTTGATCGAATAAATCCAACGGCAGCCAGGTCGTGAGCTTAATCGTGATCCATTGATTAAGGCGCAGCCATCGGAAAAGGCGCTCATCGGCCGGTCGGACCTTTGCCTTATCAGCTGCCTCCCTTACTGACTCGATCGGGATCGTATGCCCCAGGGACGGATTTGCTTGATACCAATTTGCCTCAGAATAAATGTCGTCTCCCTGGTAGGAAAAAATCACAGGATACCAGGTCGGATCTATAATGTCACCGGCCAGGATCCGCAGTGCATACTCATGCTGCTCCCAGCCCACGGAGACCCGATCCGGATCGTCGCCGGCAGTGGTAATGATCCACCAAATAGGCTGGACCCTTGCGTCTCCAGCTCCAAATGTCATAACGTCCCAGAGATCCCGATTCGGCTGAGCATGCAGCTCATCGAAAATGCAGGCACTCATATTAAGGCCGTGTTTCGTGTATGCCTCAGCTGAGACAACTTTATAAGTGGATCCGGATTTCCGATCCGTGATCAGCTTAGTGCTCGAGTTAAACCTGGTTCGGCTCCGGAGTGTGCTGGATCGATTGATCATATCCTCCGCCACGTCAAAGACCAACGTCGCCTGGTCCCGATCGGCCGCGCAGCCATAGATCTCACCATTGATCTCATGATCAGCAAACAAATGGAATAGAGCTGCAGCTGCAGCGAGCTCAGTTTTTCCCTGTTTTTTGGGGATCTCGATATAAACATATTTATACTGCCGCAGGCCTCGATCATTAAGGGTCCCATAAACGTCCTGCACGATATTGAGCTCCCAGGGTAGCAGCTTAAAAGGCTGACCGCTAAACTGGCCTTTTGTGTGCTGCAGGCTCTCGATAAACGTCACAGCCCGATCAGCCAAATGCTGACTAAACCTGGAGCCAGCTGGGAGATCACTCATGGTTAACATAATCCCTCACATCATCTAGCAGCTCGGCCAGCTTATCAGCCGGCTCCCTTGTAGCTTTTTTCCTGGCCAGGCGCGCTCGTGCTGTGGGTGTCAGGCCCAGCTTCTCTGCATAACCTGCCACCAGCCTTGCCCAGCTCTGCGCAGCATTGATCACATCTTTATCCGTCACTAGGATCCCATTCTCATCAACCTTGGCCAGCCTCTCGCTCGCCATCCGGTACTTGGCTACCGCATCACAATAAATACCCAGCAGCTCCACGTCAGCATTATCCAGCAGCTCGAGCCCCTTCAGTCTCTTCTTGGTCTCCTCGAAGATCTGTCTGGCATCCTGGCCCAGCCACTTCGGGCACCTGATCTGTGGTCGTTTCTTCCTCTGCAACTCACCCTCTGCAACCTGGCGCGCCTCCTTCTCCGCGATCGTCAGGTGCTTTTTCATGTTTTCGATAGTTTTAGGTGGTGTGGGCATAAATCACTTAATTTGGAGTTTCGATCGGGGAGATTTTTTCATACGGACC